CTTTTTATAGAAAAAAGCATCCTTATATAAATCGCGTATTTTATGTATGATTTTATCTAAATTCATCGACATAAATTTCTCGTTGAATGTATCAACACGAACATCGCTCTCGCCGTTGCCGTTGCCGTTGCCACCGTTGCCGCCGTCACCGTCACTGTCACTGTCGCTGTCTACGCCATACAAATCATTCTGTTCTTGTATCGGTCGCCCATTTGAAAATGTCGGGCGGCATACGTATTCACAGCGTTCCATATAATCGCATAATGCCGAATAAGGTCGTGCGCCCACTTGATAGCTGATTTGCTTGCGTGACGAGAGATTCTGCTGGACGACCTGATTGAGTTGTGCCGCGGTTTGTGTATTGTGTTGAACATTAAGAAGGCAGTCAACCGCCGATGTGCGGAGCACACGAGAGACGGCTCCAATCTTTACCGCCTTGAATTCGGAGAGTCGGTATAAATAAAGGTCGATAGCTTCAATATCCGGGTTCGAGAGAATTGACCCGTATAAATACAATTCCACATTTCGTTGAGAGAATGGAAGACGTTTATGACTACAATTACGGATAGCTCGACCAATAATTTGCTCGAGTAGATTCATATTATACCACGGTTCAAGGATATGAACCTGGCGAATATTTTTAAAGTCGAGGCCTTCACTTCCCGCAACAGAGATAATAACGACCTTCACATTTTCGCCGTATGTATTATTTTCGTTCGTGAGTGCCTTCAGTTCATATAAATTGTCCGGAGAGATGGTCGGGTCGCCTGTGATAACCGAATATCGGGCTGGGTGAAAGGGTTGGTTCGGGAATTGAAGTTGGTGTTGGCGATAAGAGAGCATCGTAATTGAATCGATGTTCTGCGTGGGCTTGTTACGAAAAAGCGACGAATTCCCGCCAGCCACGCTATAGCGTGTAAACCCGAGTTCTTCTAACGCAAGAGCGATAGGCACAACCCCGCCGTCAATATACTGACTATACACGAGGATTATCCCGTCACTCGTCATAATCTTGTCTGTAATATTCTTGATTTTCGCGGAATAACGCCCGATATTTTCTGGCGCGAATATCCGCGACGATGCTTTTGTCGTTGTTTCGCCGCTAGGTAATTTAAACGCGCGTGTGAATTCGGGGCGGTATTCGAAATTCAAACGCATGGATGGGTTGCCAACCTCTTCATAGGACATAATATATCGCAACCCTTCTTTACCGATACACGCTGTAATATCGAACTCGTCGTTTGGATTGTTGATATACTCGATGAGAGATGGATGTGGATATACAATATTCAGTGCTTCAAGCGGCTTTTGGACGGCAGCATATCCAATTGTATCCATATTTTCAAATGACGGGAAATCTTCGGTTTCGACTACTGTAGATTCGTTGATTTCGGCGGGGACGACGGCGGCGGCGGCAGCGGCCTTTTTGCCCTTGCCCTTACCCTTGCCCTTGCCATTGCCTTCTGCTTCTGCTTCCGCCGCTTCCGCCACCGCCGCTTTCTTCCGCCGAACCATTGCTCTCTTCTTGTAAAGATACATTGCTTTCATATCATTGATAGTAAAACGATACGCCGCCTCTTGAATATCACCAACACGCGTAATATATACATCAATGTGTTCAATCGGCTGGTCAATATGGCGACCGTTTAATTGAGTGCGTGGATACCCGCCACCGCGTAAACGCTCTAAAAGCGAGAATTCGGGCGAGTGCTCTCTCGGATATATCCGGTAAGGAAATGTATACGGGTTCTCACCACGCACAAATGAAACATATCCCGTCGCCTTACGAACCAGCAAATCCTTTCCAATCTCTCGACCATCCGAATCCACACGAAAATTACCGCGGTCATCGAATACATCCGCGATATCTATCGTGGCACGCCGGTCATTCAAGTTCATCAAGTTAATGAGCCATACAATCTCCTTATAACTGTTATACATCGGTGTGCCTGATAACAGTAACAGCCGCACATTGTTTACCTTTTGAACGATTTGATATAATATCTTGGCAACGCGTTTATCGCGGTTATCGTCAGTAATGCGAATATTGTGAACCTCGTCGATAATAATAAGTGTATTCGCAAATAATTTACGCAACTTCGCGACAGAAAGCGACTCGATGGCGAGAGTCTCCATTTCCGCAGCTTTCACGACATCCGCGGCAGATTTACGGCCTTTTTTGGCCGCGGCCGCCCCTGCCGCCGCTCCCGCCGCCGCCGAGTTGGCCTTCCTGCGGCGAGATTCTTCTATGACAGCATCATCTTGCGAAATTCCGATACTCGACGCTTGTGTTCGTGCATAATTCGCGAATTCGTTATACCCGAAAAATAAGTAATGCGATGAAATAAGCCGCTGAATTTGTTTAACGATTTTGTCTCTGGTCAAGCCCTTCATATTCATCGGGTTGATTTCCTTGATGAATTTGTTGCCAGTGCACGCACGAATGTTCCATACACCTGGCTCAATCTCTCGAAGTTCGCGTTCATCAAACAACTGAAGGCGGAAATTCTCTTGAACATTTGGCGAAGCAATGACGATGATTTGTTGCGTAATCCCCATCTGTTTCATATAATCTCGCATTTCCTCCGCCACGCTGATTGCCGAACACGTCTTTCCAGTGCCGAGACCGTGATATAAAAGCAAACTGTTATATGGCGTCTCTACCGAGAGAAAGTTACGGACAAATTGCTGGTTCGGAGCGAGTTCGATTTGAGCATTACACAAAATCTCCGCTTCTTCTTCTACATTTTTCGTATTATCGACATCCATCTTTGTATCGAAGAATTCCTTTCGAAGGGCGATTTTGGTATTGAAATTGGGGTCGTTAAGTGTAGGGTAGAGGCCATCCATAGCTTTGGCGGCGTCGTCCTCGCCCTCGCCCACGCCCACGCCCTCGCCCACGCCACGCGATAATCCAATATCGTGGAATATCATCTCTCGTTCAAGCAATTCTTTCTTTAAGAGGAGTTTATTGAACTCCTTACTAAATGGATTATTAAGCTCTTCGGGTTTCAGGCGTTTTCGTCCTTCTTCCAAGTCGCGGTTCATTGCCGCGATACGGCTTTTTGGGTCGATAGGTTTCGGTTTCGGTTTCGGTTTAATGGTGCGGGGGGGCTTACCGCTGGCAGCGACTCCCGTTCCCGAAGCAATCACCGCCGCCGGATTATCTGGCATAGCAGCGAGATTTGCAGCAGCAACCGACGCTACAGATATATCGATTGGGACATTTTCTTGTTCTTCAGCCATTTATTATTATTATTATTATATCAATGAAACAACAGTCCTTTATATATCTACACGAAATAAAAAGGACTTAATATATTCTATAGCGGGACAATATGTTATTGACTTTACGAACAATCCCAATTTTTTCTAAATTGTAGGGGCGTATCGTCTCGATACACTCGTCAAATGACATCCATTTCAATAGTCCTACCTCCATAATGTCGTGTGCCTTTTTCGGCTTCTTATCTAAATCCACCATCGCCAGAAAATACTTCTGTTTATAACACTTCATATCCGACCCCATAAATATCTCTTCAAACGGCGCGATATTTTGTATCACATTATCAATCCCAATATCATACCCAGTCTCTTCGAGGCATTCTCTCAAAGCACACGGCAAGTCTTTTTCGTTATAATTACGACGCCCTTTCGGAAATCCCCATTCTGTTTCCGTCCACCGGGTTGTCGAGTCTTCAATGAATTGATGAAGTGTCTTTATGCGTCCATCCTTGGTGCGTATTCCACCGAGAACCTGGCGGTATTTCTCAAACGAAATATGCTCTTCGTTTTTATATTGGCTGCCTCTCGTGTATTCCCCCCATAACAACCGCCATAATTGCTCGAAAGTGAGACGCAACAGGTTCGCTTTTTCGGTCATCGTCATTTCGTCGATAATTCGTTGGATATACGCTTCGTCGTTGAGAGAATATTTGCCACGGACGAAATCAACGAAACCGAAAGAGTCGCGGCGGCGTATCATTAGAAACTCGGGGCCGGAATCACCACAACGAAACGCGATGACGCCGATACTTGTAATTGGGGCTCGGCAATTATTATACACGTGATTTGTGCGGTTACAATTGTTACAGAAATACTTGGTTGTATCGCCGCCTCCTCCGCCGCCGCTGCCCCCTCCCCCGCCAGTTTCATTCAGGGTTGATTTGACTGACCCGCCGCCTCCGTTGCCCCCGCCACCCCCGGCATTTCTACTTCGATGGTTACGCAATTGACTAATCTCCAGATACGATAAAGCACATTTAGGATTATTTACTTTTTGTTCTTCTACATCTATTACTTCGGCTGCCGCTACCGCTACCGCTGCCGCTACCGCTACCGCTGCCGCTGCCGCTGCCGCTTGTGCGTGTGCTTGCTCCATTTTTGAATTCGCTTATCGTAGTTCTATTATTGTTTTTATGTCATTTCATAATAAGCAGCGACAATGCTCAAACTTGACGCGACGGTATGGGGACCTCAATACTGGTTCGTGTTGATGACTGCTGCTGTCAATTATCCAGACCACGTCAATGATGTCACCCGTAAAAAATATTATGATTTCATCCATAATTTCTCAATGCTTATTCCACACCCCGAGATGTCGGCGGAATTTGACCGAATGCTCGATAAATACCCGGTCACGCCATATTTAGACAGCCGCGATTCATTTATTCGATGGGTTCATTTCATTCATAATCGGTATAATGTTCTCTTGATGAAGGATGAGATGTCTTTACACGACGCACTCGAGAGATATTATCTACATTATCGCCCAAGGTCTGTTCGAATACTGGAAGAGCTGAAATATCGAGAGAAACTCGTCTATCTCTTATTACTAGCAGGATTAGGGTATGCTGCCTATTATTATCATAATCGGTGAAACGGTCTGTTGTTTATATCGTGCGAAATATTCGAGACTATATATAACTTATCAACATACTGTCGAATACGAAATGGTAAAAACCGAATATATCGTATTTCTTATAACTGCTGCTCTTATTGTTAATACATACTACGATGGACAACCGTTAAAGATGTTTCAAACGAACCAGAAGTGGATTAAAATGGCGACATTTGGGTTCATCGGTCTCTCGCTGTTTCTATTTTTGCGCCGCAATCCGGACAACTCTAGGCAGTTGTTATTTCACGCCAATGATATTATTAAGTATATGCCGATAAGCAAAGGAACGGCAGATATGATAACACCGTTTTTTGATATGACGGGGAGGGTTCCGCCCCCCAACGACGGTGGTCTAATGGCTGGTTCAATGGGGGCAAGAATGGCGCAACCGTCGTTGGGGGGCGGAACCCCCGGCGCAACCCCCGGCGGAACCCCCGGCGGAACCCCCGGCGCAACCCCCGCCGAGCGTCGTCTTCTCAACTCCGGTAAGGGCTCTAGCAAGCGAAGTGTAAGTGAAACAAAGAAAAAATATGTAGCAGCACAACAAGGGTGGAAATGCGGCGATTGTCAGCGACAACTTCCAGCTTGGTTTGAAGTTGACCACGTCATCGCTTTAGAACACGGCGGGTCTAACCACGTGGATAATTTAGTCGCATTATGCCGCGATTGTCACGGGAAGAAAACCGCGATGTCGTTTTTATAAACTATTCTGTTGGATATGCTCTTTACAAATCGTAGGCATTGCGACATTATTATATCTTATAATAATAACTGGGTATTGTTATCATTATACATAATAGTAGTAAAATGGAAAAAAATGGTGTTGAAGCTTCCCCTAGCAATAATAATGATATACCGACATCCAACAATAACAAATCTTCTTCAGGTTTATTGAACTATATCCCAGTCATTATTCTCGCTATCATATTACTCATCGGGTTTGTTACGTGGGACTTAATGACGGGTAATTGGCCAATCTTTGTATCACTCATTCTTACATTTATTTACGTGGCTTATGTTCATTATTTATCTCCAAAACGCTTTATTACCATGAAGAAGGATGACAACCTTACAATATTACCACAAGCTCCATATGGCCGTAGTGGAATATTTGATGGTCTTGGAGGGTCAGAAATATTTATGCGATACGGAGTTCCATTGATTTTATTTGTCGTTGGTATAGGAATGGGTATCGGTAGTATTAAGTTATCCGATAAAATGGACAATGTTGACCTTACGCGCACAATGATAGGTATTGGTTCAATAATGTTAATTATAGGGGTTCTTCGGGGTGCTTGGGGTATATACAAAAAACTAAACAGTAACGGAGACGATAGTTCAGTTTCTTTTCTGCCTGTTATCATATCATTTGCCGTTGGTATTCCGTTGATTGTTCGGGGGAAACAAATTCAAGATAAAAATGAGGAAATAAGTAAGGACGCGAGTATCAGTAAAGATAAGCAGAAGGAAATTACAGAAGGTGCTGCCGATGTAGCGCTCGGAACAGGATTGTTTTTTCAGATTGTCGGTTTTATGGCGGCAGGTCATTTGATTTGGATAAATTCGAAAGAGATCCTTACTATGAAGACGAAAAACTTCTTTGGACTTGCTATATTTGTCGTAATGTTGACATTATCGTCTATTTCTCTGGCAGCAAGCCAGAAAAACTCGAACGTTGGTGCTGGGGACTTATCTACATACGGACAAAAGGTATATTTAGTTCACGGTATAATTTGGTTGATTGCTATGGTTGGTTTATTGATCTCAATATTTGGACAGAGTAAGCAATATGATTTTCATAATGTAATGCGATTTATATTAATTGTTATTGTAATTGTTGTCGGTTATATTACATTTCCGACAATTGTTCAAACAAACCTTATTAAAACCCCAACTGTCGACGACAAAGATTTTGAAAAAAGCGAATATTATCAACAACTGCGAACGGAAGTTATAAAGGAATTGCAAAAAAAAAACCCGAATGCAACGACTGACGGACGCGAATTTAACGAAGCAATCGAAACCCGACTTTCGGAAGAAAAGAAAAAATCAGAAACACCTACATCTGCTATGCTGTGGACATCTGTCGGGGTTTCAATATTTATCGTAGCATTTATCTTTTGGTGTACAAAAGAGAGACTCTACTTAGTGGGGAATGGTGAAGACAAAAATATAAATCTAAAGATATCTGGATTTAAGGACAAAATAATAGACGATAAAATGACCTCTGATGATTGGGATAAAGAATTGGGACAGACTGATATTCCGTTGACGGTTCGTTTCGCCAAATGGTTTTCACTCATACCATTCCTATCGATGATTCTTCTCTTGATGTGGGTCTCTGTTCTTTTCACAAATGTGACAACATCTGCCAAGACGAGTGATTGGATTGCCAGTAAATTCAGCGGCGATATGTTCCCACGAGTGAAAGAGCTCATCGACGCGTTTTTTATTGTTCTCATCGTCGGGTTTGTATTATGTGCGATTATGTTGCTTCCGTTTGTCAAAGAAATGAATATCGGTGGTCTCGAATCTATTCTCACATTCGCCGAGTCGGTTCAGGTGTGGCAGTTTAATAACAATGATGGCCAAACAACTATTAGTATAGTAAAAGGAGTATTCGGGGCAATTGGCGCGGTCATTGTTGTCCTCGGCGCTGGTTTATCGTGGTGGTGGAAATATTTAGGTGATAATAAAACCGATATTTTTGAAAATAAGACAAAACCCGCCGTCCCAGAGAACTGGGGATGGGCAATCGCGGTTGTGGTTCTTCTCGCGGTATGGGCCATTCCGTCCGGTTTTCATCTAACGGCAGGAACTCAACCGGATTTTCAGAAAGAAAATATACTGAAACGAATATTACGGTCGATTTTGACAACGGTCTACCTTGTTCCGTGGTTCATCATCGTTCTTTTCCGTCTTGGGTTATACAGTGTTGCTTCATTGACCGGGTTACCTGACCTCGAAAAAAAACGCGATGATACGATTGAATTATTGAAATTCTGGAATTGGGGGACGACGACCAATGACGGAGTTAACGATAAATATGTCCCAGACCTTCGTTTGTTTCCGCTCGATGATAGATGTGAGTTCAGTTCCTACTTCCCTCGCCCCCCCCCCTCTCACTACTAGTGCTTCCACTGTTAGCTTCAATGAAACCAAAGTGAATGCTGTCGGGACGCTGATTAAAACACTACTTCTTACAATGGCATTCGTCATTGTGATTCTCGTGGTTGTCTATTATGTGTATAAGATTGATGCCGAGTTCGTCAATCCCGGCGGCGATGCTGCCAGTAAAGCATCCGGCGGGATAATGGCGAATCTAGACTCCCCCACTGCCCATATCATTTATTTTATTATTACAATCGTCGGTATCGCTGGTCTTGTCGCGTATCTCCGAGAGAAGTTCAAGACGGCCAATAACAATAAAAACCCGGAGGATTATTTGTTCGATGATATGAAAACAGAAGACGAGACCAAACCACTTCGTCAGCTCGCGTTCGGCGCTACGCATATCATCTATGTCATCCTGATGGTCATTGTCTGGGTATATGACCGCGACAAAGATGACAAGAGCAAAATGTCTGTAACCGGAATGACGGTTCTTGGTATTGCGATTCTCTTCTTTCATTACGGGCTTGAATTTATGGATACAATGAAAACGCGAGAACCGGGGGTGGCGGCGAAGGAAGAAGGGGAGGAGGCGGAGAAGAAGGAA